GTAGAGGAACATATGGGCAGTAGAACATACCTGCGTCATAAGGAGAAGAACCCTTATAACCAACCATGTAGAACTGATTTGCTGCACCTAGGTTGCTGGAATACGGATCAATGTAAACTCTGTAGCGACCATTCAATACACCTGCGAATGTGTTACCTGTGTCATCAACATTTAAGTTTGTAGACAACGCTGGAGTGTAGTCTAGAACACCAGACATAGCTAATGCACTTGCAACGTCTGCAGAGCAAACGATGAAGTTACCTTTACCACGACGTGTGTCTTGAGCAATGTGATTAGCATCGCGCTCAATGTTAAACAATAGACCTTTGAAACGCTCAACAGACCAACGTCCATTAGAGTCAACGTCTAAGTCGAATGTACCAGCAGATGCTGTAGCTGGTGAACCTGGCTTAGCAACTTTGTAAATTGTACGAACAACTTCACGATTAATTTCAAACATAAATTCTTGTGACAAGATGTTTGATAATTCTGCTTCAGCGTCAAGACCGTGAATAGCTTTCAAATCTTGTGCTAATTCAACTGTGTATTCTGCTTTCAATGCACGTGATTTTGCAGTAACTGTTGTCTTATCAATAGAGAAAGACATTTCGTTGAACGCTGCAGAACCAGAAGTACCTAATGCTTCAGCTGTTGCTGTAGCTACGCCACCAGCTGTTGTAGAAGTAAATGTGCCTGTAGGATCTAAAGAAGTTCCTGCTGCTGGTGTTTGAGCAACGCCTGTGCCTGAGAATGCTGTGTTTGCTTCGTTGTACAATGCTTCTGTTCTTGTTGAAGGTGTACGAGCACCGCCGTAAGTAGAACGCATTGCGAAGATCAAACCGGTTGGGCCAGTCATTGGTTGAACACCGCAAATGTCATAAGCCATTAGGTTAGGCATTGCACGGCGTACTAGACCAATCATGATTGGATCATACTTGTCAATACCGCTTGTTGCGGAAATATTGTTTGCTGGAGCTGCCTCAAACATTGCGCTACGCTCTTCACGTAGTGAACGCTCTTGGTTCTCTAACAATACAGATGTAACTGCACGCTTGTAGGAATCCTTGATCTCTGGAAGATCAGGGTGCTCTAAAATGGCTTGCCATTTTTGTTGTAGGTTTTCAGATAAAAACATTTTTTTCTCCTTGATGGAATGTCGTAAAATTACGCTCTTTTAATTGATCTTGAAAGTGCTTTAGCATATGCAGAAACTACTGACGAACCATCTGTAAATTCAGTTGGAACATCTGTTTCTTCTGTTAAAGTCTGTTGTGCTTGAACAGATTGGCTAGTGCCTTCTGTTACTACATTCTTTGGAAAATAATTCTCTTTAATTACAGAAACTTTTTCTCTGTAAAGATCTTCATTTTCAAAATCAACACCCTCTAATAGCTTGCCCAATTTTGCAGCTTCTGTGTCAGCTAAATCCTTGGACAATTCTTCTACAACTGCTTGACGCTTTAAAGAAGTGACTTCTTTGTTAAGGTCTACATTGCTGCCAATTGCTTCGTCTAGTTTTGCTTCGAGTTCAGCAGCTTTGGCTTGTAGTTCACCGATTACATCGTATTTCTCTTCAGGCACTTCAATGTAGTGCTCTTTGAATAGTACTTTTAAACCAGCCATAAAGTCTTCAGCAATCTCAGTGCGAAGACCGTTTTCTAAGGCTAGTTCATTTTCTTTCATCCAATTCTCAACAACATAGTTGAGATATGAATCAATCTTTTCGACGATACTGTCTTTGTATTCTGCAACATCAGTCGCATATTTCTCTTCTAGAGATGCTGCAACTTTATCCATTTCTGCATTTACGCGAGCAATAACTGCTGCTTCGAAAATAGATGTTGCTTTAGCTTTGAAATCTTCTGAGAGATCATCGCCAAAAATTGGGGATAAGTCAATTGCTGCAGGAGCCTGAACTTCTGATTCAACTTCTTCTTCTGCAATTACTTCGCCTGCAACTTCTTCTTCCTCACCAACAGGAACATTACCCTTAGAATTGGGTTGGTTTACTGCGGATGAAAGGTCGCCAACTGTTTTAAAATCAGGAGTTCCTCCAACAGGTCCCTTCATCTTAATGGTATTTTGACTAATACCTTTAGCTGTAATAGCACCTTGGTTCTCATCCTTTTCATCGCGCTCTTCATAGCTTGCGCCTTCAGAGTCACCTTGTTTTGGGGAAGAGGCATCGCCGCCATTAGCTGCTTTGATAGAGGTATCTTTACCTTTAGCTGCACCCATAGCGTCTGCTTCTTCTAGGCTAGATTTCGCATCTACACGCTCTAGCAATTGTTTAATTTTGCTTTCTACTGACATTAGTGTCTCCTAAATGGATTGTTTCAAATTATTTATAAGTTTGATTATCTAGACATTCTAGACATAAACTCTTCAAACATCTTTAGTTTAACAGATTCTAACTGTCCCTTAGATGCGCCCTTTAATGTTTGTTGTGCTCGTTCGATATCAACAGCTTTCCATAGACCATTTTCACAAATCCAATCTGCAGACTCATAAATGCCTTGAACAAAAGCATCATGTGCTGAAGGATCTGCTACAATGTCTACGGTTGCAAGATGAAAATCATCCTGAACCTCATTAACACCCTCTTTGTTCATTTTTAGTGAACCCAAACCTCTAGAAGAAACGCCAAGTCCTGCACCTGCGTCAAGCAAACTGCGAGCAATGTTGCCCATTGGAGTTTCTAAAATTTTTGCTCTACCTAGTACATTGTTGCCGTCGAAACGAAGGCTTTCAATTAGGTGAGAGACTTTATCCAAATTTAATGTTGGATTTGCTGGATGACCTAATTCACCCAACGATCTTTTCTCGTCAATCAATTTCTGATAACGGACTAGTTCCTTTTCCATAATGTCGCGCTTGTATAAACGTCCATTACGATTTGGTTGTTCTGTCTGCATAAAGATGCCTTCAATATAGACATTCTTGCCACCAGATTGTTTATCTTCTACAATATATGTAATATCGTGTGCGGCTTCTGTAATTAATCTCATTTTAATTCTCCGTATTAATTAGGTGATAATGCGTTAAAATCTGGACCTAAGTATCCTGTATTTTTGCCCAATACCAAATAAACCATTCCGCCAGCTGGGGGTAAAATAACGGTCACATTTGAATCTGCGCCAACATTATCAACAAACCCTGAATCTTGCGACAGTTCCCATTCTGACGCGCCACCATATAATATCATTACATTAGTTGCAGATGCAGCACTTACACCTCGTTGAACTAAAATTGGCGCAGAAGTTGCGCCGTCAGTGCTCCACAAAACACTTGTAATTGTTACGTTTGTGTTATTGAACCCTTGAAATGTTTCTTCAGGTTGCTTTAGATCTGCTCGTAAATCTACATTGGCATATCCGTTGCCAATAAATTTAACAACTGCTTGTTGTCTAACATTCTTAAGAATTGTTTTTGTTACCGCCATTTTAGCCTCTTAATTTAATCGCCTGTATATTGGCCTGGTTTTTTACTTGCATAATATGAACTAGCAGAACTCATGTCTACTTTATCTTCAGGTTTCGATGTTTTAGATGGATACCTTTTTTTGTATGCCTTCTTGATACCTTTATCTATTTTTTCTTTTTTTGTAACAGATGCCGGGTCATTATTATATTCTATCTTGCTATACTTTGTATGAGCAGCCCGCATATAACTATCTAAAGTATTTGAAGAAATTTCATCCAATTTGTTTTCATAACTTTGTTCAAATGATGCAACTTGCATTGCTCCTTTTGATTTATTTGATTTCATCCATGCCTCATATTCAGACATATCGTGGAATTTTTTTCCAGTAATCTTTTGCTTTACTTGGTCTTTATCTGCAGTATCAAAATATTTTTTCATATCAGAAATTCTAGCAGAAACAGTAGGTTTGGTCTTTTTGCCAAACGATAAAGTCAATTCATCTATTGAGTCTTCTTTCACTGGGCCACGGCAATCAGGAACTGGTTTACCATTTTTGCCCTTCTTCATGCCAAATTGTTTATAGTTGTCCCAACAAGGATCTTTATCCTCATCAATTCGACGAACTTGGTGTGCATATCCGCCGTATGCGTTATCTTTTTTATCCGCTGCTCGAGTTGCAGCTTTCAAAGAGGTATATTTACCAACAATATTGCCTGTTTTGTTATGTACAACCTTGTGTGTATATTCTTTATTCGTATTTTCATCAATTTCAGTTGCCATATAATTTGAAACGGTTAAAATATAATCTTCGGCAAGAGTAATTTTTGATTGAACCCACTCAGGAAGATTATCATTGTCTTTTAACATATCATGTACTTTTTGGGCATTCATGACAATACTCTGTAGTTGACTGCGAGCCATGTCGCCTTCGTAATCATATTCTGTTTTTTCTTTAGCTTCTTTAACTTCTGAAGCGTGATGCTTTGATAATTCAAATGTGAACTTACCTGCTTGTATTGGCATACCGGTATGAATAGCTTGATGCTTAACATCTGTACCATGAATAGCATTAGCAACAGATAAATTAGCATGAGTATGAATATTTCCTTCAGCATCTTTTACAACAACAAGCGGATCTTCATGCGTTGTTTTAATTTCTTCAGTAACACTTTTCATACCTTGTTTCGCCAAGTGTTTTGCTACATTTTTAATAGGATTCCCAAATTGATCTTTTCTTTCACCTGTGGGAACATTTGGTTCAAACGGAGGATTTTCGTTTTCAGCTCTTTTACGAATAGCAGTTGTTACTCCGCCAATTGCTTTTATGCTTTTAGGAATACCTGTTTGAGTATTGCCTCTAGAAGGACCTGTTGCAACTTTAGTAATATAGGAATCTAATGTATCTGTTTTCAATTCATCAATATAGGTAATTTCATCAAGATTTTCTTCAGCAACTCTTTTAGCAGTTGACGGCAAATGTTGTTTTAATTGCATTATTGCGTGATCATGGTTAGAAGTAGCGTTATGATTACCACCTTTTTTCTTGATGGAGTCTCTTTCTTTTTCTAAATCATGAACCACGTTCGAGAGGTTTTTCCCATGATGTTTAGCTACACCGGACCAAGTATTACTATCAACGCTACTAACGTGCTTCCACATCTTTGGATGCTCTTCACCGGAGTCTTCATATTCCTCATCAAAATTTTCTTCAGCAACTCTTTTAGCAGCTGCTGTAGCAATCGCCATTTTTTTACCCATTGGCATACCTGGATTCTCACGCTCCATTGCCATGGCAATTTCCTCTCGCTTTTTCTTTTCAGCGGGAGTAAGAGTTTTTTCTGCTAAATCTAATCTTAGTGTGTTAAACTTCTTCATTTTCCTTGCCTATGCTAGATGCAATTTCTTGTTTTTTATCATCTAATGCGGAGGATAATTTAAATCCCAACGCATCATTGAATCTATTAACAGCGTCATTCGAGCGATCTGCAAGAATGTCGTCTACCATATGTCTAAGAACTTCTGATGTATCCATAATTTTACTCCGTTTGATTATTTATAGGCGGCTGAACTGGTTGTCCGTCCACTCCAATTGTAGGTGAAGGTTCTGCCTCCATCTGCGATTCCATTGTTTCAATTTCCTCATCAGTAAAACGTAATACACTTTTCATGATGTATTCTTTACTGAAATATGTTCCGACAAACGGTTGCATCTGATTTACTAAATCAATACGATTACGTAAATTTTCTGCCTCCTTCATTTCCTCAAAATACTGATCTTGAGCAAATTTATATTGAATATGTTCTTTTAATTCTACCCAATCTTGTTCAGTAATAACACCGGTCAAGATTAATTGTGTCTTTAAAATATCATTAAATAACATACTAAATTTCTTGCGGAGTCTTCCCACAAATTTAGCAAATTTTAATTCATCCCTAGTAATCTCTGTTGCTCTACCAAATGAAATACCCTGTTGAGGTTGCATTCTTGATAAAGGGACATTCAATGCCTGATATAATTTATTCTGAAAATAATTAATATCATCAATCTGACCTAGATTTTCACCACCTGGTAATGTAGTAATCTCAGTACCACGACCACCTTCTCTGCGAGGTAACCAAAAGTCTTCAAGCATTGACATAAATTTACGATCATCTCTGATTTCGCCTGTAGCAGAATCATAAACAATCTTATTACGATACCGAGCCATAATATCTTTTAAATATTGCTCAGCTTTTAACTTTGGCAAATTGCCAACGTCAATATAAAATATTCTTCTTTCAGGTGCTCTAGCTAATCTATAAATGACTAACGCATCTTCCATCATCTTTAATTGGTTAACCGGTTTAATTGCCTTATGCAAATAACTCAGTACCACATTTTTTTCAGAATCATTTAGCCCAGATGGAATATAACTAACTGAATCTGTTGAAATTTTAATTCCCTGATTACTACCAGGAGAAGTTGTAGTATAATTTGGCTGATAATTAATACCTTTTTCATTGTAAATGAAAAATTCTTCAATAGATTTAATTAAATCAATTCCAGTCTTTTGATCTTTATCCTTTTTAATTTCGCGAACTTTGCGAATTTTACGAGGATCAATCTGTCTTAACTCAATAATACCTCTTTTAGGATTCTTCTCGTCAATAATCTTTTGATAATAAATTCTACCATCAACATACCATCTACGAAAAATATCAAAGCCCTTAAGGTTGAATCCAAGCAATCTAACAATAGTATTAAATTGATCTTGCATTGCCTTCTTAATATTATCGGGCAAATCAAGAGCATCTACATTAAGTTGTACTGCCGCTTCATCATCAACTGCTGCAATTGCTTCTGTAACAATTTCATCAATTGCCGTAGAACAATCAGCATACATAGATGCTTCACGATATCGTGTAATTAATTCTGCTTCTGATTTGGCAGTAGCATCCATTTCAAGATAGGTGCCAAAGTAGCCACCACCTTGAACAGTTGCTGTGCCATCGTCAGTAGTAGGCGGCACGAACGATTGTGTTCGTGCCATCTTGCTCACATCATCACCTCGGGTAATTGTGTACCCAAATAAATTTATTGCCATTATTTAAATTCCAAAATATTAATTAATAAAAGACTGTGGGCTGAACACATCAAAATGTTGGTATTGGAATGTTGCACCAAATGTTGACAATTGATCGTTCGCAGAAAAGTCTAATCCTACGGGGGATATATCAGTAGGGAATGCGCCAAAAAGGCGATACGTTCTTAATGTTGCGCCTGCTCTATCTAACTGAGTAACAATTATAATTGCTTGATACTGCTCAGGATTGGTAACACCTGTTTTTCTAGAATTGCTTTCTATAGAATTCATCCAGCGTTCTAATCCATCTCTTAATTGAAAATCGGTATCATTAAGAATAGTGCAGCTAAACGGTGCGAATACTTTATCGCCCGCCAATTTAACTTCTCGTCCTCTGTAATAAACAGGGGTTACTCCAATTGTTTGACCGGGCAATTCTGCTACAGTAACTAAAAAGTTACTTGGTCTTGCATATGCTTGATTCAATGCGATAAGTGCAGGAGGAAATGTAATTGTAACCTGAAACTGATTGGGGCGTGCGCCACCATTCTTTAGGGTAGATTTAAAAGTATTAATATCGAATGTCGTTGCCATTTATTTTCTCCTTATTAAGCGCCAACTTCTTCAAAAGAAATTCCTGATCTTGCAGCAACAAATGTGAGGGATATAAAATTAATAGAACGAGCAGGTTTAACAAAAATGTCAGCTCTGAATTCGTTTCTATCAATCACATCACCAGTGTTGTTTGTTTCGTCACAAATAACTTTAAAGTCTGAAATGCCTCGGCGACCTTGAACATCTCGTAAGAATGGTTCTATTAGATTTGTAAATTGTGCTCTGGTAAATGGATCGTTAAATTCGAATAATTGGAATTTTGATGCAGTTGCAATAGCTTTTTCTAAAACAATAAACAATCTGCGAACATTGATTCTATCAAACGCGCTAGGTTTTGCTAACATTGTTTTATCACCAAACAAGACTGTTCCTTGTCCAGGGAATGCTACAACAGGATTGACACCTGCTTTGTATAGTGTATCTCTATCTGTTTTAGAAGGATTGAATGCTAGTTTAACAACATTTCTAATTTGACCTCGGCTAAATCCGCCTGGGCTAAACCATGATTCAGAAACATCGTCTGTTCTTGCACATATACCAGCAATATCGCCATTTAATGGGATCCAACGATATTTGTCGTTGTAACGATCATACTGATACTTCCAACCAGAATCCATAACAGCATAACTTGAATTTACACCGCCATTTGTTGTAGAAGAATTTCTCCAGTTTACAACATTTGTTGCTTGAGCTGAAGGAGTTACATTAACAACTGATTCCAAGCTAGGAGATAAGAATACAACGCAATCTTTTCTATCTTCTGCAATTGCTACAGCTGTACTAACAATGGATGCTGTATTGCTCCATGGTCCTAATGGTATTAAACTTACATCATACAATTCGTCATTACCAAATAAACTAAATCCGGAAATCACGTTTCCTGCAGTAATATTTGCCTCGTCAGAAACACCGTTTGACAATGAAACTGATACGGTTGTACTTAAATTACCAAACATTCTACCTGCAACAGAAGATCCCCAACCGATAGTATTACCAGTTGTTGAAATCGGGTGATCTATAGACCAAACATATGCTGATTGATTATTAACTACATCTTTGTAGTAGTTTGAAGAACCATCTGTATTTTTAGCATCTGATGCTTTTGAGACATACGGATATTTCTCTAACACAGTATTTCTAATACCAGACCAAGCACCATCTTCGTCAATAACAATAACGTGTAGCTCATCGTTACTACCAGATAATGCTGATGCATATGTGGAAGTTCCAGGAGCACTATTAAATTCTGATTGATATGGCCATGCGTTTCCAGCA